AAAGAGATACCTGATAACTCAAAACCAATACGAGGAAGTGAGATTGCAATCTCTCTATCAAGATTAGGATCTGTGTCTAATCTAACTAAAAACTTTTGTTTTGGACCATATGCTATAGGTACAGCCAATGTTTGTATACGACTAGACCCACTGTTACGTTGCACAGTAAGATCATTAAACATACTACCAAATACGATTACATATTTGCGAATGATTCCATGTGAAAAATATCCAAACATTAGAAGTTACCTTCTGACCACGGATCTGCTTCAGAAAAGTCAACAATACCTCCAGTTAAAATATCACTTGTAAAAAGACTATTATTGGCTTGTGTGTCGTTTGTTTCTACTTCATATTCTTGCATAAGACTACCACCATCCTCTGTTAATAATTTACCTTCTTCACCATCAAGTAATATTTCATTATCAAGAATATTAAGACTAAACTTATCCTCAATCTCATCAATTTCTGTAATGCCGGTATCAATTGCTTCTGAACTATATTCAAATAATTCACAACGTAAATCATACGTTTGTAATCTGCCGGTTTGATAAAATAATGTTTCGTGCTCAACCTGTTTAATCTCAAACGTCTTGTCTACCATTGGGAAATATATTAGGTCACCCTCATTAGGACGATTAGATGTAATAGAATATCCGTCACCTGTGCCTTGTTCTAGTACAATAGATTCCGTTTCGTGATTTCCAGATAAAAACTGTCTTGAAGGTGCGGCTGTGTTGGCATCTTCCATCACAAAATTATAACCAACTTCAGTCATTAATTTTTCAGACCTAATTTGGTCAAAACGCTTACGAGCAAGTGTGAAGGTAATCTCATCACGAATCTGTAGACCGAAGCGTGATAATAAGTCACCTTCACCTTCAAATCCTTCTACATTTTTAATATACATTTCCACATCCGCCGCATTATTAAATGTAGACAGTGAGTCTTCACCGTATAGATTGTCTCTTGCTACAATTGTACGAGGAACGTATTTTACATCGTGACCATAGATTTTAATTGACTCAATGGTCAAATCCTCTATAAGGTCTTGCTCTCTTGCATAATTGAAATGATTAAAATACTTATTGACAGCCATTTCATTATCCTGTCATATCATGTACAGGCAGACTATAACTTGTAATCATTTCTTGTTCAAGATTTTGAATTTCTTCTCGTGCCTCTGACATAATTCTTGGACCATCAAGCGTGATACCACCAGGTAACTGTACACCAGCGAATTTTGAAAGATTCTCACCCCATTGTCTTTTAAATAGTGCAGTGCCGTAGCGAAGTAACCATCTGTCATTCCATACATCCGTATATGTGTCTGGGTCTGTTGTTCTATAACCTTCTATAATAATAAATTCACCTACCTTTACGCTATTCCAATCCATATCAATAAACAATTTATTTACATGTCGATTAAATCGAATTGGTTGCTTACCTACAAAAATTTCTTCCATAGTCGCAATATTAGTTAATGCACTTACATATGGAGCATATGAAGCACTTGAAAAATTATATAGGTCATTTAAATGAATTTGATATCTAACATTAAATAAACTTGATGCACCAATTCCAGTGTCATCAATATCAAATACTCTTACAATACCTTGAACATTTTCAGATATTGGTATATATTTGTTTGTTAAGTCAGCTGAGGTAATTTGATGTTTCATATAATCGTGCGTGGTACCATCATAGTGATAGTCACGATAATACTGCAAAGCCTCATCAATTCGATCCTCTAATTGCTCATCATCAACATTGATGTCGATAACAGGAGAACCAAGATTACGAAGACAATACTGTTTAAAACTTTCTCTTGAATTAGGTCTAGCCATAGTACCCTCTCTTTATGGTCTATGGTATATTTATAGTTAGCGGATATACCAAAGTTCTAGACCAACTCTAATATCCTTCATTTTACGCCATCTTGGATTAACTGGCTGACCGGTTAGTATTTGTACCTGCCCTACTAAACCAACAGGTTGCCACTCTGGTCTTTCTTCTCTAGTTTTATATTCTAGAGTATCGTCAAAATCAGGATTAATTGATGGGGTGCCATCTTCATTATAAATTGGTGAGCCAAACTCTGTTCTTAAATATTTTCCTTGCCATACACCACTATCATGATTACCTACAATCATGGCTCCATTATTTTCTCTAATAACACCAATTATGTCATCTGTGGAGTCACTTGATGTTGCTGTTTTAATTTTACCATCTTGTAATACTACCGTGTAACCTGGAGATATTGCATTCCCATCGTATGTCTCAAAAAATTCTGCAAAGTCATGATGACCACCTTGAAAAGTACTAGCATTACAAACACTGAAATATCCTGTCCTTCTTGATCCACCGTTTCCAATATCAGCAAAGATACCATTACAAGAAATATCATCTACACCAGTGATATCTGGATTTCCACTGTTACTTCCTCTTCTAATATATCTATTATCGGCATTACCCTGAGTAATGCCAGAAGTTGTTACAAATCCTCTACCATTAGATAATTGGTTGTTATTAGTTGGAATAGTTGGTCTATTACTCAAGCTGTTATAGTTACCATTAAACAAGCTTGGTTTATTACTCAAGTTGTTATAGTTACCATCAAACAAACTTGGTCTATTACTCAAGTTGTTATAGTTACCATCAAACAAGCTTGGTTTATTACTTAGATTATTATAATCACCACTAAAAATCTGACTTGTATCAGCCTTTGTATCAAAAAGGTATTTACCTATAACATTGTGATCGCCTTTACCGATTACCTTTGGCATATGTCTTTCCTTTATAGTTTGGATTACTTTAATCTATTTATTTATCTCCATTGTGGACCACGAAACCAAACAACTAGTGACTTGCGTACACCTTTTGTTACTGGTTTTACACGATGATAGGTAAATGATGGAAAGAATAAAGCAGACCCTTTATCTTTAAAGTGTGGTAAAGGAATGGTAGAAATATTCAGAAAACCATCTTTCTTTAGCTCTTCACTATTTAAAGTACTATCAGTAGGTAACTTACTATCTGCCTGAAGTAATTCAAAGTCTCCACCAACATAGTCGTCAGGAGAGCTTAGTTGAATACTACAACTAATTTTTCTCGTGGTATTAGCTAATACATGATTATGATTATTAGTTTTTTCTAACCATTCAGGATTAGTCCAATCATCACCAATAATCGTATCTGTATGCCAATGATAATGATTTTCATCACCATAGTAAATGGTATATTGAATTGGTTCAATAGCTGTGATATCTAAGTTCCACCCTGAGTGCTCGTTAACTTCATGCATGATTGGTCTCACCATACTATAAAGTTCTTCGTCATCATGCCAAGATACTTTGTTTTTACGAATGATATGATTAGCATCTTCCGGATTAGTAATACCAGTCGTTAATGCCTCTTCTTCTTGTCCCTTTTCACAAATTTCTTTGATACGCATAATCTGTTCAGGCCAGAAAAGACTATCAAAATACCAATACCAATTCTTATATGGTGTTGTAGTTACAATTTGACCTTCATGCGAAATTTCTCCATCAGACATTATGTGTAGCTCCTTCAATCAATGAATATTTCACCTCAGTTGTTTTATATAGTTCACTTGTACCGATAGGTTCAATGAATAACTGATCCCGTCTATCATATGCAAACTGAGCACATGGACCATCTCTATCTACATAGTGTAAAAAGAGTTGGACTTGCCAATCATCTTCTTTAGGTGGTTCAAATTTTTCTCTCCAGTGTGGTACTTCACAACCACGATACATCATAGCACTACAAGGTAAAACTGATACAGGAACACGAATAGTTAAATCATTCGGGTTTGCATACCAGATAGGCCAGTCAAAGTCACCACTTTGACCAAGATTAATTGTAACACTAATCTCGCAAGACCCTCTATCTTTATGATAGTGTAACTCTTCACCTGGACCATAGACTCTCATATATGTATAAGTAGGAAGTAATTTTAATCCGGTGAGTGCTTCCATCTTAGGAAGACAGTCTACCATTAAATATTCACATTTAGGCTGACCATACCAGGCTTTAGAGTTTACAGGGCATTGAGAATCGTTAAGCTCATTCTCTGTATCTTCCCTAGCTTTTTTGAGATATTCTTCTGTGATAATCTGAGCAGCATCTTCATCTACAAAGTTATCGACGGAAAGATATTTTTTATTCTGAAAATAGTAGATACCTGCATCATTTCTTAGTTGCATAATTCACTCCAAATGTTAAATAATACATATTATATAGTAAGATTATTCAGTTGTCAAGTTAGGAGACAGTATGTGTTCCCGGTGCCGTAAATGTATGCGTACCAGCAGGGTCCGTAATTCTAACATAACCTGGGTTACCACGACCAGGATTAGACGGGCCGCCAGCCGATGTTGAACCATAGTTACCACCACCGCGTGGACCTGAATCCCAACCGATACCAGGGCCACCTGTTACTCCACCGGATGGTTGGCCATGGCCACCAGTAGTGAGAGTAGTTTCTGTACCACTAGGATGAATATATCCAGAACCACCACCACCTGCACCAGCATGTGGACTCATACCACCAGAACCACCACCAAAATATCCACCACCACCGCCAGCACCTGCTCTTGGTCCATTTGGTGCTTTAGTACCACCTAATAATGCGCTACCTTGTGCGCCAGGTGTGATGCCGCCGCCACCTGCACCACCAGCACTTTGTGTACCCCCTTGACCATGTATTGGACGGTATGAAGATGGACCGCCGGCCGCCGGAATTCCAGCACTACCCGTTGTACCACCGCCACCGCCACCAAATGAACTTGGATAGCTACTACCGCCACCACCACCCCCAGCAATGATTAATGCATTTGATTGTGATACCGGACCTTCAAATACACCAGAGTAACCACCACCAGCGCCACCACCTGTATCATCATTACCAGGATTAGCACCGCCTCCACCTGCTGGACCAACCTGATGAGTGCCAAAGTCTGTTGTTCCATCTCTGCCACCACCATCACCAACAACAACATTAAGACTTGTTCCTGCGTCTAAAACAAAGGTTGCTTTTGCATAACCACCGCCACCACCAGGATTCCATTGACCCCAACCTGGAGGGTTGCCTCTAGCACCACCAGCACCCCAACTCTCAATTGTAACAGGTGCAGCTTGATCGCCAGAGGATATAGAACCAGCAACAAAGAATGGTGTAGGCATTTTAACTGATTTCTTCGTAACTAATCATGTAAGTTAAATCACTGTTACCAGATGCAACTAGACTGATAGTACCACTTTCAAGTAGATAAAAAGTACTATTCTTATCAATAGCAACTGTAGCTGTATCTGCCGCTACATTCACTGTACTGAAAAGGTTATATGCAGTACCACCATTAACACTTACACTCGCGGTAAAGTTTGCCGCATTGGTGCCATCGATGTTAGTAATTACCATGGTATTAATTTTGAATACTTTACCACTAGATCCAGAATTAGTTAAAACTACTGTAGGACTAGTTGTTATGTTTCCATTAGTACTCTGACCCTTGATAGTAGTGGCTGCTGCAATATTAGGATTAGCCATCTAAATTTTCCTCTTGTTGATTTGATTCTTGTACTTCTTTTTGAATTTCAGAAATAATCTGTGCTGTTTCTATATATGGTTTACTACCTAAGTAGTTCAAAATTTTATTCACCAAATCAACGGATAGTTCAATCTTCATTTTATTTCTCCTATAATAAAGTTAAGCGGCGGTAGAACCACCTAGAATCCAAACGTTCGTATCTAATTTATAAAGTGTCACCATTGCATACCTAGATTTAGATTTTGTATGAGAGTCAGTATGATTTAAAGTAACTCCACCAGCAGCGGAAAAGGTAATCTGTCCTGCTCCCTCTTGTACAAAATTAATATAAGTTCCAATAGGGAAAGCAACTGTAGCATTCGCAGGAATCT